CCCCCGGGACTGCGGGTACAATAGCGATCTTGGATAGCAGGCAGGCTGCCATGAAGATCCTGTCAGAAGCAAGCCGCAACCCAGCTATGTTCGGGAGTGATGAGGCACCGTAATGCTCTACATGATAACATTCATCGTCGGCATCATCGCCGCTAGATGGCTCCTAAAGCCACTGGCGGCGCTCTGGCGTGCGGCGCTGTTTATCCTGAGCATTGGGGTAGCTTTTCGCATAACGGCGCTCATAGCCCCGCTCAGCCTCGATCTGGACTGGCATGGCTTCTGGGGTAGCGCGGCGCTGGGGCTGCTATTTATGCTCTTCTTTGGCGGGGCCTGGTTCTATCTTCTGGGATGGCGCGGCCGGGCCGCCGCAACCGAGGCTGAAGAGATTGATCGCGCCCGACAGAAGGCGATCCGCGATCGCAAAGTCGCCTAGGCGAATCCAACCACCTGAAGCCAGATCACCGGAGTCCCCTGGGCCGGGCTGACGTAGCACAATGGCCCCGGCACCCAGCCTTGATCCATGTTGTCAACCCCAGCAACCTGACTGTTCACGGTGAAGAAAAACGGAGTCGCCGTCGTTCCGCAACGGGCGCGTACGTTGGCGATCGGCGCGTTCATCGTCAATCGTACCAGATAGCTGTTGGCAACCGGTACGCCAAACGTCGCCGGTATGTCGAGCATGACGCCTGCTGTTAACGATCGGGCTTCCCATGCCGGATTCGTCCGAACACTCGGCAGCAGCGTAACGCCGCCGGCCGCCCATGGGTCGTCGACGCCCGGAATCGGATCCCAGTATCCGCCGACGAAGCCGGTTTTTGTGATATCCGGATCGGTTTGCGGCACTGCGCTAGCCCAGGCCCAGAGTGACCCATCCTGCCGAATGACACAGCCCCCAGCCGCGATCTGCGATACGGCGTCGACGCCGCCACCGCGAAACGTATGCACAAGCTCTCTGCTCAGGCTGCCAGGCCGCACGCGAAACACTTGCAGATCCTGCGAGGTGCCGCCCTTCTTTGCGATGGCGATCCCGTAAATGTTGCCGTTGGGATGATAGAACGTCGGCATGGCGTTGAGCACATGCTCATAGCCTGCATAGTTCATCAGTGGGGTAAATAGTGCCATGGCTAGGGCCTCATCGATTCGAAAACCTTGTCGAAGCCTTGATTCTTGAAGGCTGAGAGCAACGTCGGGATCGCTGCAAACATGGCGTCGATCGTCGCCTTGTCGACATGCTTCAGCCCCTGCTGTCCTAAGAAGTCCGAATCCAAGAACGCAAGCGGCGTACCGCCGGGCCCCCCGCTATCGCGCTGGGCCCTGAGCGCGTCGAGGTTATACAGCGCGGCCATGAGATTCGGCGCTAGTGCCGTCGCGTCGCGCGCAACCTTCTGACGTTTCTCGACCTGATCGACTGCCATGGCCCTTCCCTTCTTTTTAGGCAACGAAATAACTAGCAGTATAAATGACAAGCCCGGCCGCCTCGATCTGGACTGTCGCTGACGCCGCGTTGGTGGCGGGCGATGTCAGAATAATAAATGCTGAGTTGTTGATCAGTTGACCGACCGGCGCAGAGTTTGCGAACGTGACAAGGTTGGTACGAACCGGCACCGCATAGAATTTATTGGTGGTGCTGACTGACGTAAACGGCAGCGACAATTGCGCGTCGCCTGTACCGGTTGCGGCACTCCATTGGACGGTTGCTGTCGCGACAACAAGCGCCCCGATGCGCACCCATGCCCCGACCTGCGTTGTATAGGTTGTTACCCCGGCCGTCGTGCCGCCTAAGTACGTCGGCACCCAGGTGCCGAAATCATAAAACTGAGAGAAGCCCGGCACGTTGCCCGGCACCTCGCGAGTCTCGGTTTGCTTCAGGCGCTGATTATTCTCATACAGCAGCTTGAGCATGTCATTCTGATCGCTCATGTCACGCTCCTGAGCCCGCACGCGACGCGCCTGCCGCTGCCGTCGATCCGCTCGCGGATCAGGTCGAGCCGAACATCAAACTGCAAACTGTTCTTCTCAGCTGTCACGATGTCGCCGAGATCGAAGTCTATACCGCGCGTCAGCGCTGGAGTCTCGACGAGCTCGCCGGTAAACAGGATCAGCGGGCGCGACGCACGCAAGCCGCTATCGGCCTCATCGTCGACCGCTGCCTGAGCAGCGACATTCGTCGCGTCGCGAAATTTCTCGATCCGGCCGAACGGGCTCGCGCTTGCGCGCGTCGCGTCGAAGGCCGTCCCGATCAGGCGATCGGCCTCTTCGCCCTGCCCACCGGCAACGATAAAATTCGCCGCTTCGGTATAGTCGATAACTAAATGCGCGTCGATCAGGTTGCCCCGAGCCTCTGACAGTACGACCGGGCTCGACGTGCCAACCCTGCGATCGATCCCGCGCTGGGTTGCGTAGGTTCTGAGCTCTAAGGTTGATTCGGTTGGCGCGAATACTTCAAAGGTTAAGTAGACGCCGGCCGTTGTCGACGCCTGGGCCAGATCGGTGCATACGTCCAGCAGGTTGCGCCGGGCCGCCGACTTGGCAACCGATGCCCCCAGGCCCAGGTTAACCTGTTTGGTAAGATACGCGCTCACATCGGCGTACGTCTCAACCCCATCACGATCGGCCCCGACGATGCCAGCCAACATATTTTCGTTGACAAACGCCTTGATCTGGTTGTCGGCTGCCGTCGCCGCCTTCGTCGTATAGGTCGACCCGGCCGCATAGGCGATGATCCGCCGGTCGAGCAAGTTTGTCGCGTGATAGGCCCGAACGAAGATCGACGTTGGGCCATAGTCCAGATACCTGATCTGATAGATCGCCCCGTTGTCGAGGTATGGCGGGGCTCCATTGATCGAGCGCCAAACACCGATCCGCCCATCCTCGATCAGAAATTGCGTGTTAAAGCTGTTGGGCAGCGTCGTCTCAAGTACGCCGATCGCGCCCGGGCTGCAATTCAGCGTCACGTCGAGCGGCACTGTCGCAGTGCCTGCCCCGCCCGGCGTCCCGTAGGTTGCGCACTCGACGAGCGGTACGCCAAACGGATCGCCGAATCGCAGTGTCGTAAATACTGCCATTATGGCACGTCGTCGAGGCTGGCATAGGCCGGCCGATAATACAGCGTCGCCGTGACGGTGCTCGCTTCGCTCAGCACATTGATCACGTTTGGCCCAGGCTGCAAGAAAAAGTCAGCCGTATTCGACCCGGCCATGATGTTGCCCGCGACATCGCCCAGGAACGTAGATTGAAACGATAAGTTATCCGGCGTAAAGCTCATGGTCACGGTTTCGCCGGGCAGCATCGTCAGGCTCGTATAGATCGCCCGGTTGGTTGTCGTATTGACGATCTGATAAATGCGCGATGTGCCGCTCGTGGGCCCAGTCAGCACGATCACCGGATAGGATCGCGCGGTGCCGGGGTTGGTGATCGTCGTTGTCCCGGCGGCCGTTGCGGTGCCGGTCGTACTGAAGCCGACATACAGCGTTTGATTCTGATCGTAGGCGAGCGCGTTGATCCGTGGGGCCCCGGGTAGATTGACATCAGGCGACAGGAACTGCGCACCATTCCAGATCAGAAAGTTGTCGATCGGTGTAACGCCGCTGGCAGTCGCAAAGGCGTCGCCGCCGACATACAGCAAATTGGCGCTCGGGCTATAGAGCATGGCGAATACCGCCGGTGTGCCGGCGGCAGCCGTAATGCCGCTCGACAGCGGGGCCCACTCGACCCGGTTATTTTGCGCGATCAGGCTTGCGGTGATCGACCCGGCCGCCGTAAAGCTGCCGCCCGCGAAAAGGTTGGTCGAGCTGTTGAACGCCAGCGAATACACCGGCGCGTTGAGCGTCGAGCCCAGCGACACAAAGGCGCTGCCTGTCCATTTCGCCGCGATCGGCACCGCCCCGCCGAAGGTGCCGGTACTGCCCGCATAGATGTTGCCCGCGTTGTCCGCAATAATCGCGTTCACGTCAGCCGACGAGCCGGTAGACAGCGCAGACCAAACGCCCGCCGGAGTCATCTTCGCAATACGATTAGCGGCGACGCCGTTGATCGTCGTAAAGGTGCCGCCGACGTACAGGTTGCCGTTACTGTCGAAAGCACACGCCGCGACGATGCCGTTTGGAGCCCCCGAGCCGGTGATCGATTCCCAGTTGCCGCCATTCCAGCGCCCGAGGTTGGCCGTATTCGCGACGCCGCCGAAATTCGTCGCGATGTCGCCGCCTGCGATGATCTTACCATCCGGCGCGACAGCCAGGCAATAGACCGCGTTGCCGGTCGAGCCGCTGCCCATGGCGGCCCAGGTGCCTGCTGACGGCGTATAGACCGCGATATGGTTCGTGCTTCCGACGCCGCCCATGCTGGTAAAAGGCCCGCCCGCGTATATCTTGCCGTCGAGCCCGGCTGTAATGGCCAGCACGCCACCGCCGGCCGCGCCGCTGCCGAGTGCAGACCACACCCCAGCCGATGAACGTTGTATGATCGCGTTGGCGTTCGTAACACTCTGTTGCACGCTGAGCGCGCCGCCTGCCTCGCCATCGGCCAGCACGACGCCCAGATACTGGGTAAACGTGATCGGGGCAACCGACGCAATGTGGTTGTCAGTCTGCCCCTCGAGGCCACCTTGATACTTGCCGATCAATCGGCATGTCGTTGTCTGCACCGCGTCGCACTCGTCGACGACTTCGCGCAGCAGCATCAGCCGCTGATCGAGCGCAACAAGATCGCGGTCGAGCAATCGCGACAGGCCCCCGCGCTGCTGCCGCAGACTCAGGTATTCGGCTCGACTTTCGAAGTTGCCCTGTACCGTAAACTGCCGACTGGGCTTGCGGGTATAATCGTCGTATCCACCGTCGATCCGCGCGTATTCGGTTGCGACGTTTTGCGGCGGGGCCAGCCCCAGGCCGATCAGGGCTGTCAGGAAGAAGCCAAACGATTTGAACGGTATCACCATGCCCCCCGCGCGTGTAAGGCCCGATCGCACGCTTGTCGAGCCGTGCGGCGTGCCGTTCCAATAGTAGGCGACCGGATTCTGATTCGGCACAAAG